TAGAAAGTATAAGACAACTTGCACCTTTTGCATATGCACAACAGGCAAGACTTGTTACATCACTTGATTACAAAGCAATGATTCTAAGTAACTTTGTAGATGTCACAGACTGTAATGTTTGGTCAGGAGATCAAAACGTCCCTCGTGACTATGGTTCAGTTTATGTTTCACTTAACTTTGCGACAGGGACTGCCGACTCAATAAAAGATAAAGTAAAGGCAGATATAATAACAAACTTTTCTGATAATCTTGGAATAGTTTCTATGACAACTAAGTATGCAGATCCTACAGATCTTTTCTTAGAGTTGACTTTAGGTTTTAACTTTGATCCTGCACTTACAGGGTTTAGTTTGGCTGCTACAGAAAGTTCTGCATATAACTTTATGATAAGATACTTCAATGAAAATTTAAATAAGTTTGATAAGACATTTAGACGTAGTAACTTGTTGACAGAAATTGATGCACTTGACCCTGCGATTTTATCAAGTAAATGTGATGTAAAGGCGCAGTTAAGGATAAATCCAACGATAGGTACTGAGAGAAATTTTGAGTTGCAATATCCAATGCAACTAAAAGGCGCAGATGATTTTACTTTTACTATTCTTTCTAGTGTCTTTGAGTTTGATGGAAAAATTGCACTCATCAGAAATAAATTAAGTTCTCAAAGATTACAAATTCAAGATATCGATGGTAATGTTCTACTAGACAATGTTGGTGAATTTGTTCCTACAAGAGGTCAAGTTAAGATTGTAGGTTTTGCACCACAAGCGTTTATAGGTGGATCTGAGTTTATAAAAATATCAGCAATACCTTTGAATGAAAGTGTAGTAAAACCTTTACGAAACTTTGTTGTAAGATTAGATCCGTCAGTTTCTTTTGCAACTGGCACACTAGATAGACAAGACACTAAACTCACGGTAGGATAATGACGCATACTGGTTTTGCACAAACACTAAGACACTTTGATAGACATGATGTAAACGTAAGAAAAAGTTTAGTCAACGAAGTATTACCAGAACACTTTCGTGATGACTATCCTATGCTTATTGAGTTCTTGGATGCGTACTATGAGTTTCTTGACTCTGCCGATAATTTCGGTGGTATCATTGAAGAACTGCAAACTATCAGAGATATAGAAGATACTAAGTTATCATTTCTTGATTTACTCTTTGACGAAATTGGTTTGGGTATATCTAATGGTCAGTTCACAACACCAAGAGAGGTCATAAGAAATTTTGGTAACTTTTTTAGAGTCAAGGGTTCAGAATATTCTATCCATGGTTTCTTTCGCGCATTCTTTAACGAGACTGTAGAGATCTTTCACCCCAAGAACAGTTTGTTTATTGTTGGTGAATCTAACATTGGATCAGAAGATGCAAAGAGAATACAAGATGGTAGACTATTTCAGGTGTTCTCTACACTTATAAAAGGCCCAATTCCTCTCTTAGAGTGGGAGGCGATGTATAGAAACTACGTCCATCCATCAGGGTTTTACTTGGGTGCGGCAGTTGTTCTTGAAGCAGAACCTGCACTAAACATATCTACATTAACATCAATTCCGTTTGTTAATCCAAACCTAAATGTGTTCGGTGTATCACCTGAATTTTCATATGCAGCAGAAGGTGAAACAGTTGGTGCAATACGAACATCTCTATTCGCGCCTAGTTTTGATGGTCTTGACTCAGATCAAATAAACTTAGATGCACTCAGATATATGCAACATGGGTATGTCAATATTAATTACGCAGGTAAAGGTTTAGAGACATTCCCAATGAGAGACAGGTTTGATCTAAATCGTAAACTTTCTCAGTGGCAGAATATGACTATTGCTGAGATAGAAAATTACTATAGTAACATGGGTGAGTTCGCAGGGTTCAAAATTAGATTTGATGAATTTGCAGATTCCACTGGTGTAACATCAAATGGTATAGTTAATTCTGCAGTAAGATTCTCATCGACAAATGATAAATTCTCACAGAGAGAATACATTGTGGGTACAAAGTAGTGAAAACCCTTATAAATAAAGGTACAGTTTTTAGGAAATAAAAAATGGCAAGACAAATTTTAGACAGAGGTACAGTTGGTAACGATGGTACAGGTGATGATCTGTACACAGGTGCAGGTAAAATTAACGACAACTTTGAGGAGTTGTACGATGATGTTGTACAGATACGTACTATTTTAGGTGCAGATTCTGCATCAGAACTAGGTATCAGATTACATGATAGTTCCAATAACTCTTCGTTCCTCGTTTATGAAGGAACTGCAGATTCGCATGAGACTTCATTAGGTGTTGTTGATCCTACTGCAGACAGAGTTATTCTCTTGCCAGATAGTGACGGTACAGTCGCATTAAAACAAAACGTCACAGATGAAGTTGCAGCATTGTCTGCAACATTAGATTCAGATTATGTCGCAGAAAGATCTCGTGAAGCGACACCAGATTTTATTGACATCAAACATTACTCAGTCGCAACCGTCCCTCCAGGCGTACACGGAAGAATGATATTCGTTACAGATGGTAACGCAGGAAATCCATGTCTTGCAGTGTTCGATAGTTCTGGTGGTTTTTACAGACGTATTGTTTTAGGTGCAGCAGTTAATACATAGGATATAGAAGATGCCAGCTACGATTACAGATACACTGAGACAACAGATTGCTCGTGATTTTTTCGAAAGGTTTGAACAACAAACCCACAACTATTACGTTGCGATAGGTAGATCAGAACCTTGGGACTCAAATGAAACTGTCCCTACACCTGTTAACAGTCCAGAAGATGTTGCAAGATTACGCGATGGTCTTCAATCAATTAAGAAAGTTGCCGCAACATCCCTAGTGGTTCCTAGAAACAATTGGGCAAACGGAAGAATTTATTCTTCTTACGATGATGCACTGGGTGGGTATCCTACATTACCTTACTATGTGAAGAATGATAACAACCAAGTATATGTCTGTTTAGAAACTGGCCGTAACAGACTAGGGGTTGCACAACCTTCCGTAATAGAACCGACTGGTGCAAACAATGACTCATTCAGAACTACAGATGGATACGTATGGAAATTTATGTATACAATCAGTGGTTCACGTGCAGAAAAGTTTCAGTCTTCAAACTTCTTACCTGTACAAAAACAATTTGCTGTTGACTCAAACTCCACTGGTATTGAATTAAAACAATTTGAAGTTCAAGACAGTGTGGAGCCTGGAGAAATATTAAATATTGTGTTAGAGGATGGAGGAACTGGATATACATCTATACCTTCAGTGAATATTATTGGTAATGGTACTGGCGCACGTGCGATTGCAGATATCGACTCTGCAGCTGGAGTTGTGTCAAGAATTCGTATGGCAGATAGTGGACAACACATTGCACATGGTAGAGGATTTACAGTAGCACAAGTTACTATTACTGGTGGTGGAGGTACAGGTGCAACTGCACGTGCGGTTCTTCCATTTAGTGATTCTGGTGTGGGTGCAGATGCACGAGTAGATTTAAAAACATCATCTGTAATGTTTCATACGATGATAGAAGGTGACGATAGTGACTTCTTACTTGATCAAGATTTTAGACAAGTAACTTTAATAAAAGATCCTCTGAATCATGCAGGTGCTAAAATAACTTCTAATACTGCAAGTTGTTTAGATTTTATGAGATTGTCAAGTGTCGTTAATGCTTTCACAAAGGACAAATTGATAGAGGGTCAAACAACATTTGCAAGGGCGCTTATCGATGACATTGATTCTGATAAGATTTTTTACCATCAAACGAAAGGAACTGGTTTCACTGCTTTCCAAGACGGTGAAATTATTGAAGAGGTTACTGGAGCGGGTCAAGGTATTATTGACTCGGCGTTAATTAAACCAGAGGTTGATAGACGTACTGGTGATATTCTTTACATAGATAATAGAAATCCAGTATCAAGGACTGCAGCACAAGCGGAAGATATAAAAATTATTCTACAATTCTAAGGGTTGAACAATGACAACAGTATATACAGATACTTTATTTGAAACAAAGTATAAAGACGATTTTAACGATAGTGATGGTTACTATCGTATATTGTTCAATAGTGGTCGTTCACTGCAGGCACGTGAACTTACTCAGATGCAAACGATCATCAATAAACAGGTTGAGAGATTTGGTAATAACATCTTCAAAGAGGGTTCTGCTGTAAAACCAGGCGGATTGTCAATTGACAATAGTTATGAATTTGTAAAATTAGATGCAACATCATCATCCACAACTGCTACTGTTGGTACTATATTAACTGGTGCAACATCTGGAATCAAAGCAGAA